ACCGTCTTCCCGGTCGTATCATAGATACAATTAGTAGGAGTAGAAAGGCGCTCCAGTGAATCTCAGTAGGGAGAAATCTTCTCCCGTAGCCTGATCAATCACTTTGTGTCCTGCATTATTTGCTCCCAAAGATTCTATTGTAGTAAGGTATGTTTGTACCCACTTGTTATCATACTCTCCATTAGTTGGAGTAGGCGAATTCAGTGTTTCCGAAAAACTAAACACGAACAGATTCGCCGAAAAGAATGGTAACTCAAACTCAATTCCGCCATTAGTTTGTGGTATAAACGTAACCCCACCAATTAGTGGTGTAGTTGCTGCACCGTTGACATACAAATTGTAGTCAGCGAGGCCTGTAGTAGTATCCCCTAGGGATACAACAGTACCAGCATGAGCATTCAAGCTATCGTCCATAAAAACTCTAACTCTCTTCCTCATGCCACCCCTTATTCCAAGAAAAGCAAACCTTAGATAACTTAATAAGTCTCTAACGCCTGAAGTTCCACCTATAGTAGGTGCAGGAACAGGAATGATCTGCCTACTCATCTCCAATTTCTTGGCAGTGAGGGCAGAGGCAGCAACTGCACTCAACTCAACTGTCGTATATCGCTTCAACAATGAACGAAATGAGATTATCTCCTCTCCAAAATTATAAGAAGACAATCCATTATCATTCGCTGATGACTCATTTAATTCAAAACATGTTACTGGTTCGTCATAAAGGGTATTCAGGTGAGACTCAAGATGTAGCCTATCTGCAGGTAAATTATTATTATGTGGCACTGCCACATGAAAATTTTCTGCCGATGCGTAGACATTAATCTGAATATCACTATTGTCAGGTGATTGCAGTTGAGTAAAGGGCATAACTCCAATGTAACCATTGAAGTTCTCCGCGCGTGCTACTGATGGAACGGGATAAACTGCCGAAGCTTCGTTATATCCTTGGTGATGTAGCCAAGTGCGTGGAGCTCCCCATCTTACACAAAATTCAAAACTCTGTGTTTCTTGAATGTCTATTACCTTCATAAATTGTTTATTGGTATCTAGATCAGAGTCAATTAGAACTCTTTGATGACCATTAGGTTCCCAATATATTGCCAACTTACCTCTATGGTAGGCTGAACACACAATTTCAAAACGATATCTTATATCAGCTCTCCAAAAGTTAAAAGGTTGTGATGCGAACATCATGGGAGTGGGCTGAATGTAAACAGTAGCAAGTGGTTGGTAATATGTGGATACAAATGGAGTGACTCCACAATTCCACAGTGGTGTCATACTTGCACTATTATCGTTCCAGTCAAATGTGGTAAAATAACATTCACGGGATGCCATATGCTCTAGTACTAATTCGTCATCTTCAACACCCGCTACTGATCCATCTATTGTTAGTTCTTGCATGGGATCAGCAGTGATGCGTTTCAATGTTTCATTACCTATTAATTGAGAACCATTGGCGTATGGTTCATTCTTAACAGGTATCCTATCAGTTGTCATGACTGGTTTAGACCAGCCAAACAGAGCTGCAAGGCCCTCGAGTGCTTCAAGGGATATTGTACTTGCTTTGGCAAATGGAGAAATCATGGGGACATTCTCCAAAGCCCGTGTTACGACTTGAGCACTGCTAGCAACTTTCTGGACTGGGCCCTTAACGAACTCAGATTCAGTGGTAATGCCAACATGTGTTCCTGTCAGAGTTCCCAACTTTACATCCTCTGCCCAAGCATATATTTGCACATACACTGTTGAGGGTGTTGCTGAGGCACTCTTTATCTGATTCAAGGTCTTGAAATAAAGAACTCCTGCATTTTCTAGATCCGTGTAAGAGGTTACATCAGATATTGCAGTCGCTGCATTATTATATAGACGATGAACTCCCTTCGGAGATATAAACGGAATATCTAACACTACGGGTTTATTTTTATTCACGTCCATGGTGGTCGCACCAGGGGCCTGTGATAAGTAGTTTAGTGTTAAAGGTCTCCAAAGGGGATCAGCAGCATCAGCTGTATTGTGTGCTACAAGCACATCATTACAAATCGCATAAGGTTGATAACTAATCAACACCCTTCCATAATGGAATGGTGTTCCTGATATAGCTACGCGAACCTTCAACTTGCCTTTGAAATAAGCAAAATTTCGTAATTTGGCTCGAACCGCAGGGTTCAAACTCCAAATATCCCAAATTTTAAAATCAAGGTCAACATCTGTTGCTGCTGCAATAGTAAAACTCGAAATTTCAACTGGTCGTGAGAAAAACTCTGACATGGTAATATAGGACGTGAGTCCCAAATTAGCATCATATGACTGTGGTTGATATTTCTCGTCTTCTACTTCGCCAGTGACATCAACAAAATTTTCATTCTGTTGAATTACACTCGCATCCACTAATCCTGCACTCTGATCGCCTACGTTTTCTGATTCTAATCGAATTTTTCTCATGGCATGTGTTTTATCAACACGGACCAAAAACTTAGATGTTTCCATCAAATCATGTATCCGCGATCTATAACGGATCATTCGTGATAGTGGATTATTCCTAATAACCGGTGCGGCTAACATAGGATCTCTCTTTAATTGATACATACTATATTGATATGGATCATTAAATTCGGACATGACAATTGTTTCCAACCGTCTTGCCTCAGCTTCGCACCAAGCGGCCAGGTTTGAATAGCTCAAATCTGGTAAAGGCTCCCATTCGGGTAAGTTCTGTCTCTGATATTAACCAATAAGCGGGACATAACGCTTAAAGGATAGGAGAGTCCATTTGTAATGGGCGACTCTCTCGTTAGTCTTAGACCTCCCAGGTGCAGCTGCTTATTGAGCAGCTACAGGAAACCCGAGTTCTTCAACAATGTTGTGATAACTCGGAATATCAACTTCTACATTAGATCTTGTATCCACACAAATTGGAGAATCAACAAAGATGTCTATGACTTTAGCCATAGCATAGTTGAAGTTCTTCTCATTTCTTGTGTGTAGGAAGATTTCTCTAGATGTAGACTGAACAGTCTGGAGTAACTGCTCATGGGTGGTTATGCTATCAGATGGTTGGACCCACGACAAACTCTTAATGATTGAATTAAACATTAGAGGTGCCGCTACAAATTCCCCAACTGGGAAAAACTTCCTTTTCAGGAATGTAGAATCCTTTATATCCATAAAGTCTGTCAGAATTTCTGACTTACTAGCACTGGTATATTTCATTCCAATCTTAGCACATCCATCTTGATAATAGTTGTTATTATACCAACTGGAAACAAGATTATTGACTGCCTGCAAAATATCATCGCCATATGTAACGATAGACACATTTTCAAAAAATGTACCAATCTTAGCTTTTTCATGCGAGTAATATATATACATGGCAATTAAGACACCAACAATAGAATTGTCCTCTGCTGTTCCAAACTTACCAGAAGGTTGTAATCCTACCATTCGCATCAAATCCTGGTTCATAACTACCATAGGAAATAATGAGTCTGATAAGATACCTCTTACGACTTTCAACGCTGCTTCATTGTATCCAAAGTGTTTACAAATTTCATATATAATGGTTGAAGACGCATATCTAATGTCAAAAGGGATGGTCTGGTCATACTTTCCGTAATCGCCTTCCATTACTTTCTTTCCATTTTTCTTCAGCCTGTTAAAAACCTTGTGAGCATCCTTTCTCATGTCAATGCCTATTGCAGTACCAAATATCTCACTATGTTCATTCAGCAATGTATATACTGGCAACAAAAACATTCGACATATTATGAGAAAATCAATCACGTCAGCATAAAAAACACGAGTTTTACCCGTTGCCGCTTTTGAAGCAGGTCTGGGTTCGTCTTTTAGAGATGCCTTGTAATATGGATGGGCACAATCACCATCTAAATACTTTTGTATGATCTTGCGTAGGTTTTCTTCAACTTCCTTATTGGGTCGTCGAATGGGATAATCATCTTCCATCTCATCATCAAGGTCTAGATACTGGCTCTTTTTCCCTGGATATCCATATCCAGCTGCAGCTTTAACGTTTAATCGGTTGATATATTGATCTTCTTTTACTCCATTAATTGCTGCATCCATGGTAAGTGGCTCCAATTTTTTCAGTCCAGTTTCTTCTAATCCTTTGATAATCCGAGTTAAGTACTCATCTGTGATGACTTCAACCAAATCTTCATTCAGACTAACTGGAGCTGAATTAAAATTTTTCATAGCGATATCATAGGGATTATATACCACTCCATCTCTCACAGTTGGTCCCATCATGGGAGGTTTATAGACTTCAATTTCCTCTGGCTCGATAATATTTTTCTCGCGCAGATCATGGTATAACTCTAAAAGTCCTTCCTCCATCTGGGTGTTGACGAGTTTAGACTTACTCTTCATCAAAACAGACCCTGGTAATTTCCCAAAGTAGTCGATGTATGGTAGTCGTTCTCGATTAACAATACTTTTTGATACGGGATCATCCATCCTATCTCGAACTATCATACCTTCTGAGTGTTGCTCAAACTGATTGGTTCTAGACTTCAAAACGTCGATGGCATCTCGTAATTCAGCTGATGTCATGGGGGCGGCATAGCCAAAATCACCATTGTCATCGCCGGCGGTGTGAATGCCGACAATAGCCGATCCTGAATCCTTTTTAATGATCAAAGGTATTCCACAATCACCACGTTTGTGATGCACATGCTCATATTTAAAATACGAATCTAGCTGCACCACTCCATTGGGATCATCAATGTTTAATCTGCTATCAATATAGGTTGCTCTAGTCGCGTGTCCACGAATCTGAGCTCTGGCGACTTTCGGAAATGACAAATCTGCTGATATGTGTTTCAACACATTTGAAAATTGCTGGCCTTTTAGCTGTATGATAGTTTTTTCCCCTACAGAATAGATCCTGTTTCGTGATACAGTTCTTTCATACGTGTTATCCACATCAAAGTTTCCAGTGTCACAAAACACAATCTTAACTGGTGCTCCTCCCTTAGGAATTGCATGGGTATTTATAACAGCATAATTACCTTCCAAACCTAAATAGTGTGTCTTTAAATAGTCCTTACCCTGATAGACTTTACATACTCGAATATTTCGAGCAATGCTAGTTTCCAGAGTATCAGGATCACCCTTGTGTCGTGCGGGTATACCTGAACGCATTATATTGAATTGATCGATATTATTTTTGTTCTTGATCCGCTTATATGATCGTCCTAGGTGAAAAGTTGTCGCTAATTCATCTTTTAAAATAACTTCAGATTCTGTAGTTACTCTTTTCTTAAGCCACATCTTAATACCAATGAAGGTTAATCCTACTGCCGCCATAGCTGATCCAAATACCATATAATTCGTTGAATGATACAGTGCCTTGCGATAGCTATCATTGCAATTGCAATAATACAACAGCTTTTTCCAAGTCAATTTAACTCTAGTTTTCGTGTACAACTTTAATTGATTTATTTTAGCCTTTATCAACAATTGTATAACCATTTGTCTTGGGAAGCATGATAATCCAATTCCTATTGCACTAAACCACACATTACCCGTGTATAAAGATATAATCAATAATAACATCCGGGTGTACTTGTCGCTAAACCATGGCGAAAAACATACTGCATATAGAACGTATAGTCCCACAGTTTGACTCACCTGTTTGATGAGTGACATAAACACAATTATGAACCTCCAATCAACATTCTTTATCCGCTCAATTACAGTATACTCAATTTTTGAATACGCACTGTGAATACCATCCAGTATATCTGGACAATTCAAAGCTTCTGTGCGAACTGATTTCTCGTCATCATCACTCAATTCAAATATTGTCGAATCATGAAAACCTTTATCGTCTCCGCACCAAAGTGGTTTGGGCTCTTCTTGGGGTTCCTGTGATTCGGACAGTGTTGGCAAAATATCACCAGGATTATTCACGGATTTTCCAAATACCGATATGGTCTTTGAAGCATTCAAATAATTGTGAATACAATCATTTTCTAATCTTGCCAATATTTGAGTCTGATCTTCTAAATGTTTCTTAAATGATTCATGAAACCATTGAGAAAAAGTATAAATATCAGCCTCGGTTGTTTCCTTGCCATCAACAATAAACTTGCGATATTGCTTTGTTGGTTTGCCGTTTCGAGTTTCACGGCCTGGCTCATAACGCCAGACTCTGAAATGCCACTTATCCATTAAGTCAGCCTCAGACGACAAACTAGCGTTTATATCAAGCCCAATACCACCAGCCTTTTTATATTCAAGTTTAACAATGGGTTCAACAAATTCCCATCTTCGTAAAAATGCCATTGGCTCGGAAAACAATACGTCACTGTTTGCCATATGATTGTTTGAATCCCCTAGTACAAATTTGGGCGATGCATAGACAGATGCCTTTGCAAAAGCCATATTAACTAAATAGGGCTGATTATCAATCAAGGTCATTATATCAGTTATGGCTTCATCACCTTTCGTTGCAGCAAGGTTTTCATGTATGGAACCAACTTCACTCAAATGAAAGAAGGGGTGTTCCTGAGGATTATAACCCTCATAATACTGTGATGAAGCTGGCTTTGTAAAAACCATATTAGGGTTATACTTCATTCCCAATACATCGGCCGCGAGGGCAAATATATGGGTTTCAATCGAACCCTTTCCGATACCTGGCTCTCCAGTGAGCATTAACGCAAGAGGTTGCATCCGCGTCTTTCCAACCGTAACAGAGTCATACTCTGATTTAGCCATAACTAGCTTGAATAGAATTCCTTCTATATCATACCTCTTCTTATCTTGTTTTGATAACTTAGTCTTGGCGTCGGTTATAAATTTCAGATGCTGCTCTAATTCAGTTCGATACTTTTCTGCTTGCATGTAACCATCTACTGGTGTGCCACGATACAATTTATCTTTGTATGCGAGCAATAAATTGGCTTTATACAAACAAGTTTCGAGAGGGTCCTCAGCTAGTAGTGCTTCAGATATTGGCGTTCCTGCCAATATTAATTCACCAACTTTTAGAACCTGTCTGAACACGTCGTAAACATGAACAAGAAATTCTGATATAGATAATCTAGGTAACTTCCCGAACATCTTCATAAACTGATAAGATGTATCAGCGGAAAAGAATTTCATGCTCACAACTGCAGTAATGAAAGTTGTCAAACTGGTAACTAACTTAGTACTCAAATAAACACTTGTCCACTGTGAAACAGTGTCAAGGTAGTCTGACAGACTCTCAGTATGTATTTTCGAAGAGAAATTTGATGGTAAATCGTTAATTAAATAGCTCACAAATTCCATTAACTGCGTAAAGCAATTAACTACTAGTGACTCGGCATGTCGATACAATGTAATGACATCTAATCCAAAAGTAGATAGATATAATTTTAGCGCTCCTAGCACAGCTTCTTTAGTCTTGCTATCGTGTATCACTTTGCAGAGAGACACAAAATTAATTACTAAATCGGTTGCTTTAACAGCGTTAATATCATCAGGAAGAATGCTGAAAAATTTAGACGAGATGTCCAAATCATACAAAGTCTCAGAATACGATGACTCTAAGTGAATGCCACTGGATTTTATTTTCTTATCGCGCTTTTCTTTGCGCTCCAGTTTATATCCTTCAATTTCGAGCTTCTTTTGTTCTTTTTCTTTTTTGGCTCGAAGTTTCTTTGCATCTCTTCGTTTCTTGTTAGGATGTATCCTATTCTTAGGTTTTAATCCGTTTTCCACATCTTGTATATGTTTGGATATTCTTTCAAGCTCTGTGAAACTACGGTATGGATGATCCTGTTTAGACTGATCTTTCTTTCTTTGCACATAGTGCTTTTTCTCAGCCTGTTTGCCTCGCTGTTTCCTCTTTAATTTTATATGAGAGTTCTCTTTCTTCTTTCTTGCTACATTAGCACGTTTATTAAAGAAGGCATCAGCCAGTGCTTCATTGCTCATCTCTTTGTCATATGAATTTTTCTCATCTTCAAGGTATGCAATGTATGCATCCCATGTGGATTTATTATCATATACCTTTTTACCTTTATCAGGCTTCAAAGGCTGGTTCAATAAGTACTTGTGTAAGTCTTTTTGTTCCATAAGGAACTTCTGTTCTTCTTTAGTAATCTTATCAAACATGACTCTTCGAGATCGGGCAATGTGAGAGTTACTTTTAATCTTTCGATCAAGGTAACCTTCCTCTATTAAATCTAAGGCATTAGTGTATTTAGCCTTAATTTTCTTTACTGCTTTTGAGGAGTGGTTAATCTTAAGATTAACAGCAGGAGATTGAGGATCGAGGGGATCTTCATATATCTCTTCTAGTAACGATTTAACATCATCACTAGTGATGGTCGCTGTGAAAAACTCATTTACGTTTTCTACAGGTATTTGTTTGAGCGCATTTATTGATAAAAGACTATCGCCTTTGTCTTCAACAAATGTTGGAACTTCTGACTCTGAATCAGAATCAAAATTTTCTAATGGGGAGAAAAGGTCGTGGGTAACCACTTCCTTTCCTGAATATTTACTACTCCTCTTAGTAACTGATGTGTACATCTAAACTGGCTATTAACCATGTAAAGACGGGTGAACCATTGGGTTAGGCGTTCTCCAGGTCTTTGACCTCCTAGCGTCCATACGGACGACTTGCTGAATTCTTTAAATTTACTACAGCTTAATAAATCAAAAAAATAGGGTGAGGGTAAAACATCACTCTATACATAACACGCATCCTTACGATTCGAAAAAGGTAAGGGTCTATACCTATCACCATGGTAGTCGAAACATCCATGGAAATAGTAATAAACAATTGGCCTTTCGGCAAAATGCTACGTACTGAGTGGGAGCTTTACGCTCCCA